CTCCCTTCTAGCCCTTATGGGCGCTGGAAGGAAGGAGATTACTCTACGTCCTAAGGTTTGGGACGTTCGCTAAGGTTTGAATAGTATATAGCCTAGGAACCTTCCTAGCCCTATACACTGCTTAGCAAGCAGTGATCCTTCTTGCAACGGCATAAGCAACCGTTGTTCGTCGGATGAAAATCTGCCTTGATGGCGAGGGGTTGCTCCCCTCGTTATCCTTTCACTACTCTATAGGAGATTGAAAAAACCTTTTGAAGTGTGCTTCTATGGCATTTGTTTATCCAGGAAAAGTGATCTCGCGAAAGAAATTCTTGTCCACTGACGTGGGCTCTGAGCATCTTTATTCGCGGAATGCAAAAACCCTGACTAAACCTTACCTGAAACCTACTCCGTTTCTACGTGTAACCAAGAAATTGGTGAATGTGATCGGAGATAGGTCGTTCGGTACCTCGACTAGCGATGTATACGGTTCAGCCCCTACGGGGTATGATGCGTACACGCCTTTGAACGGAGCCTTCCTTTCTGGGGTCCTCGCGGACACCATGAACGAAGCCCGGTCCAAATTCGAGGATGCCATGGGTGACAAAGCCGAGCTGGCCGTCACCATCGCTGAGCGGAAACAGGCTGTCGACATGGTCTCTAAGCGCGCCAAGCAACTACTTGGAGCGTTTAAGGCTATTAGACGGCTTGATGTCCACGGAATCGTGAAGCACCTCGGCGTTGAGTCAACTTATCGCCGATGGTTGGAAAATCATCACAAACGTGTATTTCCTACCACGCATTCGATGATCTTGCGGTCAGATCTGCGTGCTATGTCAAATCTTTACTTGGAGTTCCATTTTGGACTTCAACCTTTGATCTCTGACATTGTTAACGCAGCCGACGTGATCTTTGACCCTCCTTTACTGGATGGTTTTTTGATCACCGGAACCGGAAGAAAAGCTTTCTCCTTTGGAAGCTCGTATTCCGGCGCATATTACCGCATTAGCGCAACCCATGAGGGTATTGCTAAAACCCGTTTCTCTGCTGTAGTCAAGGTCCGAGACCCTGACATTTTTACACAGAACAGGTTGGGATTGTTGAACCCCGCTGGCGTAGTGCTTGAACTGACGAAGTTCTCTTTCGTTGCAGACTGGTTTGGAAACTTTTCCCAGGTATTGGCCAGTAAGTTCGATCCTTTCGCAGGATTGACGCTTATTGACCCCCAATACTCGGTTAGAGTGAACGACAGGTGTGTGCGAACCTACGCGGGAAGGAATACCGAATTCGGACCCTTCTCTTTCAGGAATTCGTCCGAGACACAATCCTCCTCTATGGAGCGTTATCTCGGAATTCCTTCAGTTACGCTTCGGCTCAGTAAACCTTGGTCTACGAGTCTCACGCGAGCTGCCACTGCCATATCGCTTTTGGTTCAGCAAGGGGTTACACCCCTTGAACCGATTCGATATTGGGAGCGAAAGCCCAGTTCTCGCCACAAAAAGTGGCCCCTGGCATATCAGCATCTGTAGTTTTTCTACGGATCCTTTCTGGTCTAACGACCTTTCACAATAGGACTTAAAATGTCTGGAATTGCAAACATCACGGCTCAGAATTGGGCCGGTAGCACTGTCAACTTCGCCATTGCCGAGGGCTCTGGCGGAGATGGCTCCCCCGCGAAGTGGCGTATGACTGGTTTTTCCAGCTACGCCGCAACTCCCGAAATTCGCTTCGCCATGCGCGATACGAAGAAGGGTGCTGGTCGTGCGGCTCGGGTCACCTTCGTCTATCCCCACACCTCCACGGACTCAACGACTGGTCTCACGACTGTTCATTGTTTGCTCCGTGGTTCGGCCGATTTCTCGTTTGATCGAGACGTTCCAATCACGATCGCCCAAGATGCGGTGTCGCTCTTCTTCTCGGCTCTTGCGAGCCGGACGACGGGCAACATCCTCGAAGGTGTCGCTGGGAACACGGCCCCCCGTTAATTTATCTTAAATTAACGAGTCGGTGAGTCAAATGCGCAACGCATTGACAATAGCTGCCTCTCTTTATGAGGCAATCGGTACCCCTCTCTCGCTTAAGCTCTTGAGCTTGCTTAAAGAGGGCAAATATCTAGAGTTGGTTTCAACTGACCTAGATCCGCGTGACTATAGCAACCCTAAGGACTATTACCTCGACGCTATGGCTGTCGGCTTCCTCAAGAAGTTCGACGGCTTACCGACGGGGCTAGACCTTAAGGCACTGGCCGAACGTGAGTTCTTCCAGTCCGAAGCGGAATGCTATAGCACCAACGAAAGACTTAGTCCACTCCTCTACGGTTTAGAAACCGACGAGCAGTGGCGTCTCTCCAAATTCTTTGGTAGGGTGCGTAAAATTATTAAGTTTATCGTTGGTAATGATCCTCGCGATGATGCTTTCGGGCTGATTCGTTTTGGACCTGGAGCTACGCTCTCCGATCCGGCGAAGGCTACGACAGTGCCAGATAAACTGTCTTCCTGTCCATCTATAACCCAGGATGCTTCGTATCTCCTCCCTCACTGGGAGTGTACGATGTGGGGACGCCTTAAAGCGTCTTCTGATCCTGATATCGTCTTAGATGTTGCTCGTGGAAACGAGTTCTTCACGGTTCCTAAGAAATCTACCCAGCTGCGAGGCTGTGGTAAGGAACCTTCAATCAATGTTGCGTATCAATTAGGGTACGGATCTTTGATCCGTAAACACTTGAAGCGCACAAAGGTCGTCTTTGACCGGGATCATGTCCCGATCTTTCAGACCTTTGGCATTGATCTTAACGAAGGGCAAGACACTCATCGGCGGGTTGCCGAAGAGGCCAGCATCACTGGTAGTTTTGCAACAATAGATCTAAGTCGAGCCAGCGACACCGTAAGTAGAAACTTGGTTAAGCTTCTACTTCCCGAACCATGGTACGACCATCTAGACGGACTCCGTTCAAAGACCACCTTTATTGGTGGTCGAACGATCTATCTAGAGAAGTTTAGTTCCATGGGCAACGGGTTCACTTTCGACCTGGAGACCTTGATATTTGTCGCTATTGCATATGCCTGCTTACCAGCAGACCGTTGTATAATCGGCAGAGATCTTTTCGTCTACGGGGATGACATCCTTGTTAGGGCAGAATATGCCCAAGAGGTGTTGAGTGCGCTAAGGTTCTGCGGTTTCACTCCTAATGTCAAGAAAACATTCACCGCGGGTCCCTTTCGGGAATCCTGTGGCGGAGACTTTTTCGACGGGAAGGCCGTTCGGCCTTTCTTTTTGACGGAGGAACCCGATGAACCCCAAAAACTTATCTCCCTTTGTAATGGCATTCGTCGACTTGGCAGTTCGGATCTTCTTGATCCTATGCTTCGGCGGCGTATTCTTTGTGTTTGGTTTCGGGTCATGGACCTTATACCATCACGGATTCGTCAATGCCGTGGCCCCGAGGAACTCGGGGACCTCGTCATCCACGATGAGCCAGAACGTTGGGGAGTCCGCTGGCGCTACAGCGAGTACTACCAGCGCTCCGTAGCCTGGGTCCGGGTTTATCGCCCGGCTCAGTTTGCGGAAACTCGCTGGTCGCGCTTCAGTTATGAAGTGCAACTCGCTGCTGCTGTCTACTTTGACCAGGCTCAGGCGTCCGCATTTAAGCGAATGTGTATGTCTGAGAAGTTCAAGAAGAAACTCGTCAAGTCGGATTCCGATATTGACGAATTTGAACGGTATCTCGTCCCTAGGGACGGGGTTACTGGTTACAAAGTAGGATGGACCTCGCTCTTCTATGCGAGGCATGAGATCGGTCTTAACTGACCTTCTCATCAGAGCCTATCGTAAGATAGGTTAAGGTTCTGCCCTTGGCAGGTAAAAAAG